AATCCCGTAAAGACAGCACTACCATTGAAGTTACGGCTTATGACCAGCTTCGCTATCTTAAAAACAAGGACAGTTTTGTGTATGAGAATAAGACGGCGGCAGCGCTGGTCAAGATGATTTGCAATAAGTATCATTTGAAGTGGGGCGACATCGAGGACAGTAAGTATGTTATTGGCAGCAAAGTGGCGGAGGATACACTGCTGGATATTATCAAAGATGCTATTTCTGATACCGTCATGAGTACGGAGGAACTCTTTATTTTATTTGATGATTATGGAAACATCGGGTTTAAGAATTTCAGAAATATGGTGGTACCGCTGTTAATTAACGCCGATACTGCCGCTTCGTACAGTTACGAGTCCTCAATCGATGACGCGACATATAGCAGAGTGAAAATTGCTGTGGATAACGACGAAACCGGTGAGCGGGAAATTTACATGGCGCAGGATAAGGAAGCCATGGAGCATTTTGGCATTTTGCAATATTATGAGAATGCCAACAACACTACGGCAGAGGTTGCCATGGAACGGGCCAAAGCATTGTTGAATAATAACAAAAGAAAGACTCGCAGCCTCAAAGTTAATGATTGCATTGGCGATATTCGGGTGCGCGGCGGTTCAGTGCTTTATGTCCAGCTTGGCTTAGGTGATATTGACTTATCGTCAATGATGATGGTAGAGAAAGTAAGGCACAAATTTGAGCAGGGTTTGCATACTATGGATTTAACTCTGCGCGGCGGTGCAAAGGACGGTGATTTTATTGTCTAATGAGTTGCTGCGAATCATCAAGCAGGCTGCAATGGACGCAGTAAAATCCAGCAAGCCGGTTGAGTTACTTTTTGGTACTGTGGTTGGCGTGTCGCCGCTTTCCGTGAAGATAAGCCCGACGATTACCTTGCCGGCGCAACATCTTATGCTTACCAAAGCTGTTATGGATTATCAGACAGATGTTATTACTTCCGGCGGTAGCCGGCAGCAATGGACAATTCGTAACGGATTGCATTCCGGCGACAGCGTTATATTGCTGCGAATGCAGGGTGCACAGAAATATTTGATTGTAGATAAGGTGGTGGGATAATGTTACCGGATACTGGTGAGGATAGGCGAGTTTTACAGAATGGACTCACATTTATTGAACAGCCGCCGACCCTTACATATGCCTTGGATTTTGAAAATAACTGTGTCAGAGGACTGACGGATGGACTGAATGCAATGCGTCAGGCAGTGCAGCTTATTATGCGCACAGAGCGTTTTATTCATGAGATTTACAGTTGGAACTATGGCATAGAATTGGAATGTTTGATTGGGCAGCAGGCAGTTCTGGCGCAGGCAAAGGCAATGCAGAACATTCGCGATGCGTTGCTTTGCGATGACAGGATAACCGAGGTCAAGGATTTTAATATGAAAAAGGAGCGGAATAAAATTCTGCTCTCTTTTACTGTAAAGACCATATATGGCGACATTGATGAGAAGGCAGAGGTGGTGATTTGATGGTCGATTTTGTAACCTATGAGGATATATTGGATAGGATGCTGCTCAATGTGCCGGATACTCTTGATAAGCGAGAGGGCAGTGTTATTTATAATGCCCTGGCTCCTGCGGCAGCAGAATTGCTGCTGTGTTATCACCAGTTACAAATGCTGGAAGATGAAGTTTTTGCAGATACCGCGAGCCTTGAGTATTTAACCAAGCGTTGCGCTGAAAGGGGAATTTCACCCAAGGCGGCAACTCCGGCAGAAGTGCAGGCAGAATTTACACCGACAAATATTGATTTAATAAACCGGCGGTTTGCAATCGGGGATGTGGTGTATACTGCCACTGAATTGGTTGCTCCAGGGGAGTATAAACTGACCTGTGAAACTGCCGGCGAGGCTGGTAACATTCCCAGCGGGCAGCTTATTCCCCTTGAGCATATCGCAAATTTACAGACAGCAAATATTACGCAAGTGCTTATCCCCGGCGAGGACGAAGAAGACGAAGAAAGCCTGCGACAGCGGTATTTTGACAGCTTTAACAGCCAAGCGTTCGGCGGTAATATTGCAGACTATAAAGAAAAAATAAATGCCTTAGATGGCGTGGGCGGCGTGAAAGTGCTTCCGGCATGGAACGGCGGCGGAACGGTCAAGCTGATAATTATTAGCAGCTCATATTCTGCCCCATCAGCTGCTTTGATTTCAAGCGTCCAAAATGCGGTAGACCCCGCGCCCACAGGCACGGGTATGGGGTTGTCGCCCATCGGACATAAGGTAACCGTTGCCGGCGCTCAAAGTACAAGTATCAGTATTTCTGCTACTATTACTTATGCAAGCGGCTATAACTGGAGTTCTGCCCAAGCGGATGTATATGCCGCGATTGACAGCTATTTCAAGGAGATTGCGGAAGCCTGGGCGGACGAGGGAAAATCTATCGTCAGAACCTCACAGATTGAATATCGGTTGCTTGGTCTGCGTCAAATTCTTGATATACAGAATCTGAAAATAAATGGCGGCAGCGGTAATATTCAGTTGGATATTGATAAAATCCCGATTCGAGGTGTTTTCAATGGAGCCTAAAAGATTAATTGATTACCTGCCTGATGTGCTCAAGCCTTTTAGGGAATTTCAAGAAATTACCTGGGCGGAACAGCTGGAAACAGACCAACTGCGACAGAATATTCAGAAAGTCTTTGATAATCAGTTTATCAATACTGCGGACGCTGACGCTATCAGCAGGTATGAAAAAATATATAACATTGTGCCATTTGCCGGCGGTACCTTAGACGACCGCAGGTTTGCTATTCTCGTTAAGATAAACAGTGAATTGCCATACACCCTGCGGGCATTGCGGAATAAACTGGACGCTCTGTGCGGCGAGGACGGCTATACATTCGACCTTGACTATGGCAATTATACTGTCATGGTAAAGCTGGAACTGACAGCAAAATATCAGTTTAATAATATCAAGGATACGCTGGCGGAAATGCTGCCAGCGAATCTTTTGATTGATTTGGATTTGCGTTATAACCAGTGGGGCATGGTTTCAGCGAAGAAGCTGAAATGGGGCAATGTTGTAAACAGAACATGGGAAAATTTGAAAAGCGAGGTGTTATAAAAAATGGATACTACGCAAAATTTTGGACTTAAAAAGCCGGGGGCAGATGACTTTGTCGATATTGATGTGCTAAATGAAAACATGGATATTATTGACGAGAAATGCGCAAAGGAAAGCTGGTACGGTACATGTTCTACATCGTACAGCATGAGCGCAAAAGTTGTTACAACAACGGACGGCGATTTTACACTAAAAGCAGGGCATAGGGTAAAAGTAAAGTTTACTAATTATAATACTACCTCAAGCCCGACCCTTAATGTTGATAGCACTGGCGCAAAATATATCAAGCAGTACGGTACAGTAGCACCGTTAACATATACCTGGTATAGCGGCGAGGTTGTCGACTTTGTATATGACGGCACATATTTTATTATTGCTGACGGAGGTGTGGCAAGCACCTCATATTACGGCGTAACCAAGCTATCAAGTTCAACAACCAGCACATCGACAAGCTTGGCTGCAACGCCGAGTGCCGTTAAAGCAGCGTATGACCGAGGTACAGCAGGTGTCAACCGAGGAAATGAGGCATATAGCCATGCTGAATTGGCACATGAAAAACTAAATCGCAACAGCTGGGAGCGTAGTCATATTATTACTATCGAAACCAGTCAGAATTGGACAGTGCCTGCTGGAGTTTATGAGGTAGTTGTATTCCTTATTGGCGGCGGCGGTGGTGGCGGCGGGTATGCTGATAATGCCGGTGGCGGCGGCGGTGGCGGTGGTTATGCGGCTAATAAGGTGTTGCAAGTAACCCCCGGCTCAGTCATTCCTGTTACGATAGGTGCAGGCGGCACTGGCGGCATTAGGTCTAATCAATCAGCATACGCACAAAATGGGGGGACAAGTTCATTTGGCGATAAATTACTTTGTGCTGGTGGTTTTGGCGGAGAACAAGGTCGCAATTATGCTGCTGTTGGACAGAGAAATTGGGGCGGTGCCGGCGGCGCTGGTGGTGGCGGCGGCGCGGCAGGTGACTCCACTGGCAGCGCTGGTGCTGGCGGTGGGGGTACAGGTGAAGATGGACAGAATACAAATCCGGCAAACAAAAACAATTATGGACTTGGTGGTGCTGGTGGGGTGAGTTCTTTGAAGATATATGGAGGTGCCTTTTGTCCTCTAAACAACACTTTATATGGTGGTGGCGGCGGCGGCGGTGCTATGCACGCGAATTTTTCAGATGATTATAGTAGCCCTGGCGTTGGCGGTGCAGGTGGCGGCGGAAAAGGCGGTGATGTGTCGGATACAACAAGCACTAGCGTAGCGGCAGCTGACGGATATCCCGGAACACTTTACGGTGCCGGAGGTGGTGGCGGTAGCCGCCGCAGAAGACGCACCGCTTCGGGAGATACAAATGGGTATATATATGGTAGTGGGGGTAACGGTCATACTGGCGTATGTATTATCGCTTATTAATCAGGAGGTGCTATTAATGAGATATGCAGTTATTAAAAATAATCTATGTGTAAATGTAATTGTTGCCGAGCCGGACTTTGCTGCCGAGATTGGTGCGATAGAAATTCCAGACGATTTTGGTATTGGGGATATTTATTCTAATGGCGAATGGACCAAATCCCCAGAGCCGGAACCGCAACAACCAATCGGCGTTGATACGGAATCCCGCCTGGCCGCTTTGGAGAAAAACAAAGCTGACAAAGAGGACTTGGCGGTTATCACCACCGCAATTGAAAGGGGGTTTGCTTTATGATGTCAGAGAAAATGGCAGCGGCTTTGACTTCTGCGATGTATGTTTTGCGGCAACAGGTAGAGCAGATAGCTGATACTGACGACAAAAAAATCAGAGCAAGCGGGCTTTACGATGATTGGCAGCCAGGTCAGCACAAAGTCGGTGAAAACTATAACGCTGCGGGGCAGACGTGGGAGTGTTTCCAAGCATATGACAACGCCGTGTATCCCGACATTGTGCCGGGGCAGCATGCTTGGTTTACATTCAATCGCCCGCTGCATGGCCGAGCAAAAGAAACCGCACGGGAGTTTATCGCCCCGCAAGGCGCACATGATATGTACCGCATTGGCGAGTTTACTATTTTTGATGGCAAGGTCTATGAGTGCATAGCTGATACTGCGTACAGTCCAAGTGATTATGCACAAGCGTGGCGGCTGGCAAAGGAGGACGCTTGATATGAGTTTTGTTAAAATTGAGCCTGTTAAAATTGGTATTCTCCAAAAAATTTTCGGCTCTATTGGCAAAATAATTAACGCTGATGTCATGGACAAGCTCGCTTATCTTGAACAGGAGGTAAGCGAAATCAAACACAACGCTGGCGAGAACGCAGCCAAGCAGGCGCGGGTGCGGATCTTGCGTTTCGGCGATGAAATCTATAACAATGTTCTACATACACGGGAGCATTTCAATCAGATTCTGCAAGACATCACAGAGTATGAGCATTACTGTGATACCCACGCAGAGTTTGAAAATGACATGACTGCTGCCACAGTGCAGCGCATCAAAGAAGTATATTATGAATGTCTAAAAAACAAGACGTTTATTGATTCAAATATCGCTGCAAGGCGGTAAACATCAAGGAGATGAATATGTGACATGAAATACAGAAAAAAACCAATTGTAATAGAAGCATATCAAACAGATAAGCCTTTGGTTATTCGCACCCTGGAGGGCGATATGAAAGCGGAAGCCGGGGATTATATCATCACAGGTGTTAATGGTGAACAGTACCCATGTAAGCCGGATATTTTTCATAAAACATATGAACCGGTAGACAAATGAAAAGACCACAGCGGGAGGGCTGTGGCTTATTAATTGACAAATATAGGATATGCTTGTATAATGAAATGTGCAGGGAAACCTGTAACACAGTAATCAAGCTGTCGGAAGCGATAGGCGGTTAGTCCACCAAATTTGCGGTACATATGGTAGTATAGCAGAGGAGGTGGTGCCAATGGCTACATACGAAGGCATTTTTGCTTTGTGTTTAGTCCTACTTGGTGTTGCCACATTGTTCTATACAATCGGCAAAAGAAAATAACCGCCACGGCCAATGTAGCGGTTATTTATCCAAATAATCTCTATTAGGGCTAACCGTCTACCGGCAGCTTCTGTGTTCTATATACATTATATGAGATATCCCTTTATTTGTCAACACTACGGTGTTGATTTTTTATTTTATGAAAGGTGGTATTTATTATGAACAGAAAATGGTGGAAAGCAGCAGCAATGAGGGCGATCAAGACGGTAGCCCAGACGGCAATCGCTACGGCGGGCACAGCAGCATTGCTGACAGATGTCGATTGGGTGATGGTTGCAAGTGCGGCGGCGCTGGCGGGTGTTTTATCTCTGCTGACAAGCGTTGCCGGATTGCCGGAGCTGGAGGAGTAGAAAATGAGTAACTTTTTACAAGCGGCGGCGGGAAATTATAAACCCGGTCGGCCGCAGAAAATCAAATACATAGTGATCCACTACACAGCAAATAACGGCGATACTGCGGAGGGCAACGCAAAGTATTTCAATCGCAATGCCAACCTTAAAGCCTCTGCACACTACTTTGTAGACGAAAAAGAAATATGGCAGGCGGTCAGGGAGGCCGACATGGCATACCATTGCGGCGGCAAAAGCTATGTTCACAAAGATTGTCGGAACGGCAATTCCATCGGCATTGAGATGGTGAGCAGAAAGGACTCCGGCGACAGGTATTACATTAAACCTGAAGTGGTGCTGCGGGCGGTGGCTTTGGTGCGGCAGTTGATGGCGAAATACGGCATTGACAGCGGTTGTGTGCTGCGGCATTATGATGTGACGGGGAAGAAATGCCCCGAGCCTTTTGTTCGGAACCCAGCGGAATGGGTGAAATTCCGGCAGATGATTATCGAGGAGGGAGAAGAAATGACACAAGAACAATTCAACAAGATGGTGAATAATTACTTTGCGGAACTGGCAAAACAGCCCCCACAAAAGTGGAGCGCCGAGGCCCGCAAATGGGCAGAGCAGAACAAAATCATTACCGGCAACGGCAGCGGCATGGCCTATCAATCGCCAGTAACCCGTGAGGAATTGGTGGCGATTCTGTACCGCTTTGCAGAAATAATTAAATAGAAACAGAAAGGGCAGCTTGCTTGTGCAGGCTGCCCGATTTTTTTGAAATTTCATAATCCGTTATAAATAAAGCTGTTATGAAAATATTGTAGTAATTTATAAAAGATGGTATAATATGTTAATAAGACCATGTGACTATAAAGTAGGTGAATTATTATGCAAATAGGTGTTGTGGATTTATTTTGTGGTGTTGGAGGATTAACCTGTGGATTAAAAAAGGCCGGATTAAATGTTGTGGCTGGTTATGATATTGATAAAAAGTGTAAATATCCGTATGTTTTTAATAACGACACACTTTTTTTTAATAAAAATATTGAAGATGTGCATGGCGAAGAAATTAACGAATTATTAGTTGACTATGATATCAAAGTTTTGGCAGGCTGTGCACCTTGCCAACCATTCTCAAGTCATCAAAAAGACAAGAAAGATAGATCTAAACATAAAGATTGGAAACTATTATATCAGTTCGCTCGTTTAGTTGAAGAAACTAAACCGCACATAGTATCTATGGAGAATGTGCCAGAACTTGAAAAAGAAAAGGTTTTTGAGGATTTTGTGAATGTATTAAAACGCTTAAATTATAATGTTACTTATGAAATTGTAAATGCGGCAAACTATGGAGTACCACAAAGAAGGAAAAGATTGTTATTGCTTGCATCTAAAATCAAAAACATTAGCTTCATTGAAGCAACGCATAAAAAACCAATTACGGTTAAAGAAGCCATCGGCCAATTGCCAGAGGTAAATGCTGGTGAGGAAAATGATGTTGACAGATTACATATCACATCAAGTTTGTCTGATACAAACTTAAAGCGAATTCAACATTCAAAGCCAGGTGGTAGTTGGAAGGACTGGCCAGATGATTTAATGTTAAAGTGCCATAGAAAAAAGCAGGGTCAAACATATACATCTGTATATGGTAGAATGAAGTGGGATGATGTTTCTCCGACAATTACTACACAGTTTACTGGATATGGAACGGGGCGTTTTGGTCATCCTGTGCAAGACAGGGCGTTAACATTAAGAGAGGGTGCAATATTACAATCCTTCCCGGAAAACTATGCTTTTTTAGCACCGAATGAAGATGTTGTAATAAAGGATATTTCTAGACAAATAGGTAACGCTGTGCCGCCAAGGTTAGGAGAAATAATTGGAATAAGTATATTAAGGCATTGTGAAAAAATATAGCGCTGAAACACAAATATATAATTACAATTATGGAGGTATAAATATGTCTGATAAATTTAAAATGTCATTAAGTTTGAATGTTTTAAACCATTTGGGTATAAATTTATATAGTAATATTCCTGCGGTGTTGTCTGAAATTGTAGCAAATTCTTGGGATGCTGATGCAAAAAATGTATATATTACCATAAATGATAACGAAATCATTATTTTTGATGACGGTATAGGTATGGACATTGAAGACATAAATAATAAATTTTTATGTGTTGGACATTGCAAAAGAGAAACAGAGGCAGAGTCACCTAAATATAAAAGAAAATATATGGGTAGAAAGGGAATTGGCAAACTTTCAATGTTTTCTATTGCAAAAGAAATTGATGTTATATCAAAAAAAAGAGCGAAAGACGAATATACTATAAATGGATTTAGAATGAATATTGATGACATAACAGAAGTTATAAAGTCTGAAAATCATGACAATCAAAGTATTGCTTCTGTATATAATCCAAAGGAAATTGATTGTTGTGAGAATGATATTGCTGAAACTGGTACTAAAATTATTTTACGTGATTTGAAAAAGAACATTTCTTCATTAACACCTGAATATATAAGGAAACGTATTGCACGTAGATTTGGAATTATTGGCAAGGAATTTAACTTTTCAGTTTGGGTTAATGACAAAGAAGTTTCAATATCAGATAGAGATTATTTTCATAAACTTAATTATATATGGTATTTTGGTGATGAAAGTGAACAATATGCAAATTTATCTAAGAATGCAATCCATAAAGAAAATAGAAAAAATATCATTCAGGCTGATGATAAGAGGTATGAAATAAGTGGGTGGATAGGTTCTGTTGAGGCTTCGGGTGATTTGAAAGATGGCGATGACAATTTAAATAAGATTGTAATTTTGGTTAGAGGCAAGTTAGGTAAAGAAGATATTTTGGCGGAATATTCTGAAGGTGGATTATATTCTAAATATCTAATTGGTGAGATAAATGCGGATTTTTTTGATGATGATGATATGGAAGATATGGCCACTAGCAACAGGCAAGAATATCGACATGACGATGAACGATTTATATTACTTAAAAAATTTATTCATGATGAATTGAAATACATTCAGCGTAAATGGACTGAATTAAGAAATGAATCAGGGGAACAGAAAGCACTTGAGTTATTGCCGGCAATTGATAATTGGATTAAATCATTACAGGGAGACGACAAACAATATGCAAATAAGATGTTTGGTAAGATTAATCAAATAGTTGCGGATAACGATAAAAAGAGAGAAATTTTAAAATATGGTATATTAGCTTTTGAAAAGTTAAGGTATACTAACCGTTTATGTTCTATTGATAATATTGATGTTGCGAATTTTGAAATAATTAAAGATGTTTTTGGTGGATTAGATGAGATTGAGTCCACATTATATTATCAAATTATAAAGGGACGAATTGAAGTTATAAAGAAATTTCAACAAATAACTGATGATGATATGTATGAAAAAGTCATACAGAAATATTTGTTTAACCATTTATGGTTATTGGATCCTGCGTGGGAAAGAGTGGAAAACACTGCATTTATGGAAAGGAATGTTCTCAATGCGCTAAATGTTGAATTTGCTAAACTGAGTGATGAAGAAAAAGGAGGACGCTTAGATATCGGATATAGGGAAACAGCTGGCAAGCATATAATAATTGAATTAAAAAAGGCTAAAAGAATTGTAAAGCTTGGAGAGCTTGTGCAACAAATTTCTAAATATCACGACGCTGTTGCTAAAACACTTTATGAAACAGGTAAAGGAAATGCCGCCTTTGAAATCATTTGTGTTTTAGGAAAGCCTGTTGACAATGATAATAGTCCGGAACATAAAAAATTAGTTGCAGATACACTTAAAGCGAGTAATGCTCGTATTATATTTTATCAACAGCTTATTCAAAACGCATATGAAGCATATAGCGAGTATATAGAGGCCAACAAATGCTCGCAGCCATTAATTGATTTATTTAATGAATTAGAAGACGATTCTATAAATTAATCTTTTATTGAGAAAGCTCTGTATTTTCGTATATAGCCATTAAAATCGGATGTAATATAACTTTTAGTAAATAATGATGATTTGTCTAACGCATTTAGAATGGTATTAATAGTATTTTGAGGATGTTTTTTTAATACTCCTGATTGTTTGGCACATTTTTCTATGATATCAATATCTCCATACCAAATTAGTGTTATATTATTTTGTTTCATAATTTCAAACATATTTTGTGCAATTGTTTTTTTCATTTTTCACCTCATATATTATTATGTATGAGTAATTATGTATTTTATACTAATAATGAAGAACAACTATAGATAGCAGGCGTTTTCTTTTTGCAAATTTATATCTACCATGTGCATAGACCATACAATTTTGCACTATATACGCCAGTTAATACTTATCCGCTGTTTATCAACGATAATTGATTCAATGATATTGCTGATTAGCAGGCGTTTTTCAGTTAGGTCTGCCTGCTGGAAGTTGCTCTCGAATAACTTGAGGTTATCTGCGAATAACTCTTTGTTGTTAATCTGACCATCTCTGACTTTATGTAGTATATTTTTGAGGGTATTTCGCTCATTATTCAATGCTTCAACGCGGGCGGCGATGTCCTCCATAGATATGCCACCCAGCTGGTAGAGATCCACCAAGCGAGATACCTCTTTATCAATCTGCGCCAACCGGTTGCGGATTTTTTCTTTATCAACTGCTTCGGTTTTCTCTGCCTGGTCGCCGGCAGCTATTTGCTGTAGCAGCTGAGGGCTGCTCAATAAATTTTTGACTTCGTTGATAACCAAATTGTCAAGATCTTCGATAACCCAATTATAATTTTTGCAGTTTGGATCAACAATAAACTTCTTCGAGGACTTCGCCCGGGAGTAGCACTTATAATAACCGTGATTTGCGGAGTATCTGGCGCCGCAATTGCCGCAGTAGATTAAACTTGATAGTAAGTATCCAGCACGGAACGGAGTCTTCTGTGCGGTGGTCTTATGAGCTTCTCGCTCCGGGGAATTTAATAAGCGCTGGGCAGCGGCATAGGCTTCTTCGGTGATAATAGGTGTATGCTCACCGTCGTACTCCTGGTTGCGGAATTTTACCTTGCCGCAATAGATCCGATTGCGCAGAATATTTGCGACCTTGGAGGCAGACCACGCTTTTCCTGTTGATTGTTCCATCTGGCGCATTATGGCGTTGATACTCTTGCCGGCAAGGAATTGATGAAAGACCTCTTGGACTTGCAGCTTTTCATATTCATTGATAACGAGCCGACCGTCTATGTAATCATAGCCAAGTGGGGCGTTGCCGCCGCCGTGGAAGTAGCCAGCTTTTGCTCGGGCAATTCTGCCCATGGTAAAGCGTTCCGTGATTTGGTCTTTTTCCAGTTGGGCAAATACGGAGAGAATACCAATCATTGCCCTACCAAACGGCGTGGAGGTATCAAAATTTTCATTGATTGATACGAAGTCAACGCCATGAGCAAGCAAATCATCTTCGATTAAATTCAGTGTGTCCTTTTGGCTGCGGCTCAGGCGGTCGAGTTTATATACCACCACAGCGCTTACCAGTTTATTTTTGATATCTGCGAGCATTTGCTGTAGACCGGGGCGGTTGGTGTTGCCGCCGGAATATCCGGGGTCGTTATATATTTTCAGCAAATCCCATCCTTTTGCTTTGCAGTATGATTTGATTCGCTCTATTTGTTCTTCTATGCTGTAATTCTCCAACTGGTTATCAGTAGATACGCGGACATATCCGCAGACAATTTGACTCATAAAAAAGCACTCCTTTCTGTTTAATACCTATTCAAGGTATTGCAAAATAAGAGTGCTTTATGATATACTATTTTTGCAAGGGGTGTATATCAATATGCACTCTTTATTTTAAGTCCTCGCCGGACGGCCATCCGGTGGGGGCTTTTTTTTATTTGGTATTTTGTACATGTTTAATCATTGAATCGATTTGTTCGTTACAGTTTATAGCATTTAATGTACATTGTGGGTGTTCTTGAGGGAATACTCTAAAAATTTCATCTGCAAATCCTTGTCGTATAGCCTCAACTCCTTCAAAATCCAATGTTATTGAATTGAACTTATCAAAGCCAGCTAATAATCTTTTGGCTTGGGAGCGTGATACAAATACAGGTGAATCATCACCGTATTCCAAAAGCTTAACCGGTACCGTGGTTTTGTTGAATCCATAGCTTTCAGGATATTCGGTATAATAGTTGAATATATCATCAATTTTAGTTGTTGTATTTCGCAAGACTCCTATTAATACTATAGTACCTTTAGGATTGGCTTGTTTGGTAAATTCATCTTCATATATTATATCATTGTCATTATTTCTTGCTGCAAACATCAATTCATCTGAAAATATAAGGAATTTATCAGACGCTTTAGATGAGAAAAATATCCCTTCGCCGGTATGCTTTTTAGGGTCTGTTGTAAATTTGCCTTTTGAAAGTTCAAGTATAGCAAATCGTTTTTCTGATAAGGACAACGAATCTTGTATCTTTTTGAAAATACCAATTCCATCGTCCCAAATTATCACGAATATTACATATTGATTTTTTTGTATAACTACATTTATTTTTTCACAATCAGAATGGTCAATAGCGTTATTTAAGATCTCGCCTATTGTATATTCGAGTATGTTAAAAGCAGGCTTGGGTATTTCTTTCAAAAATGGCTTTATGTCATTAGTCCATATAACATGTTCCTGCAGATTTTCATTTTTATATACTTTAGATAATGTGTAGTTAACCAACTCATATTTTTTTGTTTTTTTGTTTTGTTTAACAATCCCATCATCTTTTAATTTTTTAATATAGCGATAAATGGATTGTCTTGATATGTTATGCTTTTCTGATAATGCTGTTACATTGAGGTTTTCAAGCAATATGCTTTCCAGTATTGAATCAATTATTATTTGTCGTTGTTCTTTGCTCAAAGTCATGGTTTTCTACTTCCTTTCATAATACTATTATAGCACAAAAAGGGAAAGTGTAAACATAATTTTTTAAGAGTGTAACACTTTTGTAACTATAATTGGGGGTTCTTATAATATATTCTGTGTAATTATAAATAAAACCATGCTATAAACAATTATAATTGCCTAAAAGGAGATGTTTTACCATATGTATTTCTATTTTATCAAGTCCTTGCTGAGGTGCGAACTCAGCAGGGGCTTTTTCTTTTTTAATGGATAATTATTGGTCTTGATATCGTTTTATGGTGTCAAGTAGTTGTTTTTTGTATTTGAATAAATCGTCTGGTGATTCGATATCGAATCGGATTTCGTTTTTGCTTTCATCAGCAATGGCGAGGGTCTTTTTTGAACCGTCCAGGCGCAAACGACAAATCCACTTACGGGTGTTGTTATTCAGCAATATGCTGAAATAGCTTTCGGTATCTTTGAAGCTGACATAATCATCACCAATATCACCATGCATCATATATTTGATAGCATAGAAATATTCCATTTCTTCATCAGTGGTTATGATTTTACTTACCTTTTCGACAGGCTCTTCGACAACATCCTCAACGTCTTCTTTAGGTTTCATGTTATCACTCATCAATTTAATGCGTTCACTGATTTTTTCTTCAAGATAATCTTTGAGAGTTTTTGCAATCAAAGGGGTGAATTTATCTATGATTGATTGAGTTTTTACGCCATCATATACTTTTGAAATAACAAACCTGATGAAATCAGTGTCAGGCTGGTTGAATTCAGATTCAATCAAGGCTTTTATTTCTGTAGAGTATTTAAGATTAGAAGCTGTGCTGCATATCTTATCTACATTGAAATTTTCTTTATGGAATTTTTTCAGTTCGGTAATTTCTCGCTCTTTGATGTTAAGAAGGTTGATTTCCAAAAATGGTTTCATGTCCATTTTGTTAACCTCTTCTAAATCAGTATAGAATTTATAAATAATGCCGTTTGTCAGAATGCCGAATTTAGCTGAAGAGGTACCAAAGTAACGGAACAGTTGGGAAGAATGCTTGTTCAGTGCTTCGCCGCACCATTTTGCTTCTATTAGGATAGATGGCTCACCATCTTGCATGATTGCGAAGTCAACCTTTTCGCCTTTTTTGATACCAACATCAGATATGTACTCGGGACAAAATTCGCTGGGGTCAAATACATCATATCCCAGCACTTGCTGAAAGAATGGCATAATCAGCGATGTTTTGGTTGCCTCCTCGGTGGTAATAGTGTCTTTTACTGCCTTGATTTTTTCTGCTTGTTTCCGTACTTGTTCAATAAAATCCATAATTATCCCCTCCTATTAATAATTACAAACACTCTTTTCTTTTGTAGTGCTCAATAGCCTTTACGATGAAATCCTCTGTTACATTGAAATGTTCTGCTAATTCCCATTTTTCGCATATGCCGTCCGAGAGGGCGGTTTTTAATTTTTTCAAGGGAATTAGGTCATTAATTGCCCAGCGGTCAGCTTTATGTTCCATTTTTTCTCGAAGAACAAATTTTGAGTTTACATTATAAAAACTATTTGTTTCAATATGACCCAGCTCATGAGCAAGATGTACGACCTCCTCTGCTGAGGTTTCTAGTTGGTCAGTATCTATTATTATTGTTCTATCTGAAAAGGCAGCAGAAGCACGCTCTGAGCGCATAGGAAAGTAGTAAACTTCGATGTCATTGTCATCAGCATATTTATATAATGATGTTAAATTATCATACATAAATAGCACCTTCTTTATCAAGTATTTATTTTTTTCTTTGGGATTTTTTAAATTTTATAAAATCCAAAATGTCCTGTTTTTCATCATCAGTCAAATCTCTGACTTCACCCCACAAGGCAAATTCTACCCCCTCAAGCTGTTTGTCAAGAGATGGTTCGCGTTCTTCATTGCTCACTTCATTTTCCCAGCCCATTAAATAAGATGGTGTACAGTTTAAGGCTTTGGCAAAAGATATTATTTTTGTCTGTGGTAAATCGACTAGCCCTTTTTCTATTTTAGCAATTGACGAACGGCTTGTATAGCCGGTTTTGCTTGCAAGTTCATCTTGGGACATTCCCTGTTTTTCGCGTAATTCTTTAATATTTTTGTATAACTCCATCATGGTGATCACCTCGATAGGTATATAATAACATGGTTGTGAAAAAAAATCAACATTTTTGCAAAAATATGTTGACAATAATTCACCGCTGTGTTAATATAATGATGTGAATTAAATTCAACAAAATTTTGGGAGGTGAAATACTTATGACAAATATTAAGTTGTTACAGAAAAAAGTTGACGAGTCGGGTATGACGGTAACGGCTATCGCAGAGCAGTGTAATATGCTGCGTGAAACCTATTATAATAGAATGAACGGAATAAGCGATTTTAAGGCTTCTGAGATATCTGCTTTGACCAAAACATTGAGATTAACACGCGAGGAACGGGATAATATTTTTTTTGCCGACTAGGTGAATTAAATTCACAACGGTGAATTGCATTTCTGTAAAACTATTGTCTACAATCCAAGAATATCACATACACTGTCCCATAAACCGGACTTTGGTGTGGAAAGTTGAAAAAACATTAAATGAAACAAGGAGGTCATAAAAATGTCAAATTTCAAAATCACAAACTGGCAAGGCTGCTTTCACTATGTAAAGCCCGGCGAACAGGTTGCCATCTGCGAGGACAGCGGCAACTGGAAGAAAGACAGCCGGCTGATTCAGCGATTTTTGGACGGAATCGGCGAGAGTGGCTGGAATGGTGAGGTCGAGTGGTAGTGCTTGACGTTGTCGCCATTGGCTCATTACTGGTGATACTGGCGATTGGGCTGTTATAAAAAAACTGAATAGCATTACTCCGGCACCGGCGCACGCAGCCGCCAGCCGCAGCGGGATATAAATTGACGGCAATAGCTACCGATGAGTTAAAACATTCACGAATTTTGCAAGTTGGTTTATCAGATGTTGAGTTTCTTCCATACATATCTGCGTGCGCTGATGCGGGGGTAATGCAGAGCATAGGACGAACAGCCTGAAACATAGATTATAGCGAGGTGGTGAAGATGTCAAAATATAACATATCAGGAATTGGCGATGTTACAGTCGTTCACAAGATGGCGGATGGCTCCGTTCTGGACAGTGTTATCGATTATCAGGTGAATTTGGAAAGCCTGGAACCTGCAGTACTGCAAATTTTAAGGAAATGGATAAGCACATCGCCTTGTAACACAGCAGAAGTCGGGTTGAATTAATCAGCCCGGTGTGGACAAGCATGACAAAATATGGAGGTGAAAATCATGGAACAAGCAAATCAGCAGTTACAGAAAGCCCTACCGCGCTATGGCAGTCGGGTGGTTGAGCTGCAATGTCCGACATGGATTGAGACAGAGTGCCGCAAGCGCGAGAACAAGCGCTGGTGGGCAGAAGTTTGTAAACAGAAGCGCCGGGCAGCGCTGATGGATAAAGCAAAAATCGCCCTTGCAGGCGCGGTGTTCGTAATCGTGTCGCTGGCAACGGCGGTGGTGAGATAAAGGAGGGTTGATAATGAAAGATAATATCGAATTAAAACCGTGTCCGTTCTGTGGCGGAAAGGCGGAGTTTAAGAAAAAAATTTGGTGCAACGTGGAGTGCATTTGTAATGTGTGGTAATTGCCTTGCTTGTACAGCATTGTTTGTGGCAGATGTTGAATATTGTGCAAACGAAAAGGCTGCTAATGCTTGGAACCGCCGCGTGTCAGACAAAGAAAAAGACCCTTGCCCTGCGGGAACAGAACAAGAGTCAAGCACGGTAACAACCGCACGCAATGATTAAATGCACCTTTATGGTAGCACAAAATAGGAGGTTTGTCAAATGGCTGATTTGCATATCAAGGATTGGTATATGCTACATATGATGGACTTTGATATGGACCCGATGGATCTGGCAAAGGAATTAAAGATATTCCCTGAAAAGCGGCGTATGTATGACCTGCTCAAAGGGGAAACGCCGCCTAATCTGTATGGCACGGACAAGCCTGTGAAATCTGAAAAGCCAGTCAAAAGACATCGGTCGCTTGGCGGGCGCATTGGTGATGGCGGTTATTCCGAAGCTATTGAAAAGAGCAAAAAATTAAATAAAGACAGATGGTGGGAGGACTAAAAAAATGGACGAAGATACAAGAACTATTGAAATTTCAACAGCTGAATATGCGGCGCTTATTGCCGCCCAGGAACAGGTTGATATCATAAAGCGATATATTGACCGCGCTGAATACATAGATAAAGAAGTCTTGGGGGCAATTCTGGATTGTTCTGTAAATCCTATGATTGAAGAACCGGGAGGTGCTGACTGATGGGTATTCCCGTAATGGTCATGGGAGAAAGCGGCTGTGGCAAATCCACCAGCCTGCGCAACTTCAATGAGGGTGAAATCGGTGTGTTCAATGTGGCGAATAAGCC